ATACAGGGAAGGCCGATTCAGGTCTACATCCAAAGGCTGTCTGGCCAGGAAAGTTTGCTGCCCATCACAATTGCGGCGGCTTCGCCTGCTACGGGGATCAACTCCACGATTACCTCTATCCCGGTGTCCAGCGTAAACGGCATCCCAAACGCTGGATTTATCCGGATCGGCACTGAACTGATCTTCTACAACGAGTATCAAGCTGCGTCTGGGAGCACTCCCGCACAGTTGCTCAACTGCTGCCGGGGACAGGGCGGCACGACTGCGGCGAGCCACAACAACGGGGACGCAATTTACTTGTCCCAGAAGAACAGCATCACGGTCTGGCCGACTCCCGATCCGAGCACCTCGTATCAGTTCGTGTACTGGCGGCTGCGCCGAATGCAGGACGCTACCAACTCGGGCATCAAGAACTTCGATGTGCCGTTCCGGTTTTTGCCCTGCTTGGCTGCCGGGCTGGCGTACTACTTGGCGTTGAAAATCCCCGGTGGGGCGGATCGCCTGCCGGTTCTGAAGCAACAGTACGACGAAGCCTGGGATTTGGCAGCGCAAGAGGACCGCGAAAAAGCCGCGATTCGATTTGTGCCGCGTCAACAGTTCATTGGAAGCACGGTCTAAATGGGAAACAGGTTCGCATCAGGCAAGAATGCGATTGCCCAGTGCGACCGCTGCAACTTCCGTTTCAAGCTCAAAGTTCTTCGCCGGGAGATCATCAAGACCAAGAACTACGAGTTACTTGTTTGTCCGCAATGCTGGGACCCAGATCATCCTCAGCTACAACTGGGCATGTATCCGGTAGACGATCCTCAAGGCATTCGTAACCCTCGTCCAGATAACAGCTACACGCAGTCTGGAAGCACCGGGCTTCAAATCGTAAATGGAACGGCCAACACGCAGAATGAAGTTGGCTACCCAAGTGAAGGTAGCCGCGACTTTCAGTGGGGCTGGAATCCGGTTGGCGGGGCAAGTAGTTTTGATGCGGCGCTCACGCCAAATAACTTGGTGTTGAACATCCAAATTGGTACAGTCACGATAGTGACAACATAGGAGCAAAAAATGGCTACCACGAAAGAAATGCTGATGAAGCACATGGCCAAAGGCAAAGGTGCTCATCCTGATGCCAACGTGAAAAAGATGCGCGCTGGTGGCAAGACCAACAGCGACATGCTCAAGATGGGCCGCAATCTGGCTAAGGTTGCGAACCAGATGAACCCTGGTCGCAAGCAAAAGGGGGTCTAAGATGGCTACCTACAAGCAACCGCAAAAAGTCCCGACCGTCGTTGTTGGCGAAGAGGACAACAAAAAATACCTTCGTGAAGCCAACGTCTCGGTGGCTAACGTCCGCAGCGGTGAATACAAGCCGACCAAGACTTCCGGCATCAAGATGCGTGGTACCGGCTGCGCAACCAAAGGTGTAATGTCTCGCGGCCCGATGGCTTAATATGGACAGAACTGCGCTGTACAACGCGATCATCGCGTACACGGAAAACACCAGCAGCGACTTTGCTGCTCAACTGCCTGTGTTTGTACAACAGGCAGAGCAGCGCATTTTCAACAGCATCCAGTTCCCGTCACTTCGGAAGAACGTCACCGGCTACACCACAGCCAACAACAAGTATCTCCAGTGCCCGTCAGACTTTCTGTCGGTGTATTCGATGGCAGCCATCGATGCTTCGGGCAACTATGAGTATTTGCTGGACAAGGACGTGAACTTCATCCGGCAAGCGTATCCAAACCCCAACGACGACAAAGCCATCCCTAGGTATTACGCTTTGTTTGGCCCGCGTTCGGACGACGAGAAAGAGTTGTCGTTTATTCTTGGGCCAACGCCTGACGCAACCTACACCATTGAGTTGCACTACTTCTACTACCCGGAGTCCATCACGACTTCGCCTACTACACGGACTTGGTTGGGTGACAACTTCGATTCCGTACTGTTCTACGGTTCGCTTGTGGAAGCGGCAACCTACATGAAGCAAGAACAGGATTTGGTTGCGCTGTACAACCAGAAGTACACGGAAGCTCTTGCACTGGCCAAGCGTCTGGGTGATGGTCTGGAGCGCAGCGATGCATACAGAAGCGGGCAGGCTCGGGTTGCTCCGCTCCCCCAGAATAACGGGGTCAAGTAATGCCCATCCAGCAAGGCGCAACCAATCAGTTTAAGGTGGGCTTGCCCTCGGGGCAGTTCAACTTTAGCACTGATACCTTCAAGATGGCGTTGTACACAGGTGCAGCAAACATCGGGCCTACAACTGCTGCGTACACTGCTACTGGAGAAACCTCTGGCACGGGCTACGTTGCTGGTGGGAATGTGCTGACGGTGAGCGTTGCGCCTACTGTTGGTCCAATTCCTACCGACACAATTGCATATCTGTCGTTCAACGATGTGACCTGGAACCCGGCAGCATTTACATGCCGTGGCGCGCTTATCTACAAAGTAGGCGGCGGAAACCCCACGGTGTGCGTGCTGGACTTCGGTGGCGACAAGACAGCAACTACAACTTTCCAAGTGCAGTTCCCTGCTGCCAACAACACCAACGCGATCATCCGCATTGCATAGGAGTCTTAGATGAGTAACGAACTTGCAAAGGCCAACGACTTCGTTGCAAGCGGCCTGATTGCCGGAACCCAAGCCGCCGAAGGCGCAACCGCCGTTGGGCACTACAAACTGGAGTGCTTCGACAAGGACGGTAACTTGAAGTGGGAAGTCGAAGGCGACAACCTCGTGGTCAATGTGGGCCTCCAGTACATGGCTGGTACTGCTTTGACCTCCACGGCTCAGATCACCACTTGGTATCTGGGTCTGATCACTGGCCCCGGCGTGACGACCTCTGCCACGGACACGATGTCGTCCAAGGGTTGGACTGAGTTCACGGGCTATAGCAACGCCACCCGCGTGGCTCCCACGCTCACGGCTGCAACCAACGCCAACCCTTCCGTGGTGACCAACTCGGGCACGCCTGCTAACTTCACCATCAACGCCACGGGCACGGTGGGCGGTGCGTTCCTGACCAGCGGTTCTGCCAAGGGTGGTACGACCGGTACGCTGTTCTCTGAGAAGGCATTCTCTTCGCCGGGTGACCGCTCTGTGGTGTCCGGGGACATCATCGCTGTGACCTATACCTTCAGCCTCGCCGGTTAAGGATGAGATGTGCCAGAAGGCGGATGGGGTTCAGGTACCTGGGGTCAGGCCGGATGGGGTGATTCGGTCTATGACCGTGCGGTTGATGAAACCGCAACGGGTGCGGATGCTGTTGCCGCTGCGCTTGCCTTTGCCTCTGACATCGCTGAATCCGCTACTGGCACGGACGATGTTTCTGCCCTGGCTACCCTGGGAGCCGTCATCACCGAGGCGGCAGAAGGCCAGGACACAGTTGCGGCAGCAACAACCTTTGGGGCAGCGGTCAGCGAAACGGTCACAGGCACTGATGCAGTCAGTGCTACCCAAACTTTTCCCGGCACGATCACCGAATCTGCCACAGGAACAGACGCAGCAACCGCAGCCCAGACCTTCAATGGGCAGGTGGCAGAAACTGCTACAGGCACTGACGAAACCGCAGCGGCATTCCTGTTCACGGCAGATGTTAGCGAAAGTGCGTCGGCCTCAGACGCGGTTGCAGGCGCGACTAGATTTGGTGCGGCAGTCACGGAAGCCGCCAATGGATCAGACACCGCATCTGCAACGCAGACCTACGGTACAACAGTTTCAGAAACGGCATCAGCATCTGATGTCAACGCAGCGGCGGCACGGTTTGTTGCCGCCATCCAAGAGCTTGCCACGGCCACCGACGTTATATCCGGCAGACCCCTCTGGGAAATCATTGATGACACCCAGACAGCCAATTGGCAGAATATCAACGATGTCCAGTCCGCAGGTTGGACGACTGTAGACGACACTCAAGACGCCAACTGGACGGTCATCAACACCCAATAGGAGCATTTCATGCCCACCTCATATTCCCCCCTTCTTGGTCTGGCTCTTCCCGTCACGGGCGAACTCGCAGGCACCTGGGGCGACACGGTAAACGACTACATCACCAAGTACCTGGACTCCTCGGTCGCGGGTACGCAGACCATCAGCGGCAGCCAGACGGCGGTAACCCTGTCTGTTACGAACGGCACCACGCTCGTTCAAGTTGGCTCTGGAGCCACGGGTTCTGCTCAGTATCAGGTCATCAACTGCACGGGTAATCCTGCAAGCCTGTTGACGGTCACGGTTCCGGCGCAAAGCAAAACTTATGTGGTGGTGAACGCCACCTCCACGAATCAGCAGGTCAAGATTGTTGGCACCGGCCCGACCACGGGCGTGACCCTGGATGCGGGCGAGAAGGCTGTTATTGCTTGGAACGGCTCGGACTTCATCAAGGTTGCCACGAGCACGGCTGATGGTGTCACGACCCTCAGTTTTGGCTCTACAGGTCTGACCCCCTCGACAGCCACATCCGGCGCGGTCACAGTCGCAGGTACTCTGGTTGCAGCCAACGGCGGCACGGGGCAGTCCTCCTACACCACGGGTGACCTGCTGTATGCAACCGGATCAACCGCCCTGAGCAAGTTGGGGATCGGCACCAACGGGCAGATTCTGACCTCCACGGGCACGGCTCCTCAGTGGTCTACCCTGTCTGGAGTGGCTGTCACGACCTTCTCCGCAGGCACCACGGGCTTTACTCCGTCTTCTGCCACCTCGGGTGCAGTGACCCTCGCGGGAACCCTTGCTACCACCAACGGTGGAACTGGGCTGACCTCCTTCACCGCAAACGGTGTGGTGTATGCATCGTCTTCTAGTGCGCTGACCACGGGGAGTGCGCTGAGTTTCAACGGAACATCTTTAACTATTGGCTCTGGAAGCGGAAGTCCGTTTGCGCGTATCAACGGAGGAACTACCGCAGGATTAGGTGGTGGTTATGCGATTGATAGAAACGGCACTGAAATTGGCGGCGTTTATTCTGGTTCTTGGTACACATCAGGCTCTGCTGCTGTAAACACGGTTGCCCTTGGAACCACAACGGCAGAGGCATTGCTGTTCGGAATCAATTACGCCGAACAAATGCGCCTGAACTCCACAGGTCTTGGCATTGGGACGAGTTCGCCTTCTTACCGCTTGGATGTGTCAAGTGCATCCACGCCCGTTGCAAAATTTACTGGCTCGGCTAACGCTTATGTAGATTTCTCTGACGGCACGGTAACTTCAAGACTGCAAAACAGTGGTGC